GCTGAAAGTTACAAGACCTATACAATGGCAACAGATGCGAACGCAGTAATAACAGCATTACTGACTTAAAAGAAGCATATTAGTATTATTTATTTAGAACCTCTTATAGAAATATAAGGGGTTTTTTCTATTAATAATTTGTAGTAATAACTAAAATTATTATGATTATTGGAAGTATTGAAAAAATTAAAATTCCTGTTATTCTTTTTATTGTGTTCATAGTGTTTTTTATTTTAAATATACTACACTTTTATCAAAATACCAAATTTTCATTTACAAAATCAACTTTTTTATATATATAGATAAGTAAGATGGAACTCGGCGAAAGTCGGCATCAAACTAAAAAAAACTAAAAGATAGATGAGTTTAAGATTTTTATATAATGATACAACTGGAACAACTTTTAATTTAATCATACTTGGTATAACTACAATTGGGGACACATACTATATGGATTTTGAAAATGAATTAACTGATGTATCAACAGGAATAACTTTAACAGACACAAGTTCCTACCCAGATACATATTCCACTTTTGAAATAATGATAAGTGGATTGACTTTAAGTGAAGGGTGGTATAGATATAGAATTTATACTGATGATACTAAAACAGATTTACTAAAATACGGACAATGTTATTGTTATGATACAGAAGGTAAAGTAGAGAATAGTCCTGATGATGTATCTTATACTGAAACTAAAAATAAATATGTATATAAAAAATAAAATAATAAAATGGAATTAAGTTTGAAAACTGAAAAAAATGACGGAAGATTTTTATTTAGTGCTTTATCGTATCAAGATGATATAGTCCTACCAACTTTTAATGATGCGAGACATCTTGATTGGGTAAAATATGGTGATGATAATATGTTTCCTCACGAATTATTAACCTTATTCAACAAAAGTGGAATACACAATGCTATTATAGAAAGTAAAACTCGTATGATGAGTGGTGATGGTATAGTTCAAGATAAAACAGAAGGGTTTAGTGATAAGACACAAATGTTTATTGATAAAGCAAATCCTTATGAAAGTATGGATCAGGTTTATGGTAAATGTGCCATGGATTTTGAATTATATGGACTGGCTTATATAGAGGTTCTATGGGGAAAAGGTAAAAAACAGATTGCTGAATTACACCACATAGACGCAACTAAAATTAGATGGAGTAAATTAAATGATAAGAATAGAATAGATACATTCTATTATAGTCGTGATTGGAGTAATTATAGAAAAGAACAATATGTTCCAATTGAAATACCAGTTTTTAATGACGAAAAAAGAGAAGCAAGACAGATTATACCAATTGTAAGATATACACCTGGTTTAGACTATTATGCGTTTCCTGATTATATAGCATCTACAAAGTGGATTGCTATTGATACAGAAATTGCCAATTTCCATTTTAATAATCTTAAAAATGGTATGACACCATCTATATTCTTTGGGTTCCCAGTAGGAGATACTACAAATGAGGAACGTGAGGTGATTGATGAAAAGATAAGAGAAAAATATGCTGGAACAAATAACGCTTCAAAATTTATCTTGGCTTTTTATGATGCGGAGGGTGATAAGAAACCAGAGGTTACAATATTAGAAAGCCCGAATGCTGATAAGATGTATGACATCTTAAATAAAACCACACTACAACAAATCTTAGTGGGGCACAAGGTAGTAAATGAAAATTTAGTAGGTATATCAACACCAGGTAAATTAGGTTCATCTAACGAGGTTTTACAAAATTACGAATTATATTTTAATACTGTAGTTCAACCCGAACAACAAAAAGTGTTGGATCAATTTAGAAGAGTTATGTTGATAAATGGTATGAACGATATAAGTATATTAGATAATAAACCATTGAGTATGGAATTTAGTGAAAGTATAATGGCACAAATATTAACTCGTGATGAAATGAGAGATGTAATAGGTTATGAACCAGGTGCTGTTGAAGAAAAAGTAGATGAAGAGGTTTTAGAAGAGGATATAACTGAAAGTGATGATGAAATTTTGATTAATAAGGTTAAGTTTAAGAAGATATTTGCTGGTGTTAGGACAATTGATAAGGGTAATGCTGGAACAAAAGTAGGTGAAGCGAATTTAGATGATACTTATATGTGGCGAACTACCACAAGTGATCCTTCTTGTAAAAGTTACGAGATACATCCAATGGACTTGGCAAAAATTCTACAATGGAAAAACAAGGACACAATGGCACAAGAGGTTTTAGAAGAGGATATAACTGAAAGTGATGATGAAATTGTGGTTAATAAGGTTAAGTTTAAGAAGATATTTGCTGGTGTTAGGACAATTGATAAGGGTAATGCTGGAACAAAAGTAGGTGAAGCGAATTTAGATGATACTTATATGTGGCGAACTACCACAAGTGATAATTGTCCTTCTTGTAAAAGTTACAATGGAAAAACAAGGACACTTGAAAACTGGTTAAAATGGGCAATCCCAGGACAAAGATCAGGAACAAATTTTGGTAGTGATAAGACATACATAAGTCCATTTACAAAACAAGATGGAGGAGTTCCATATGGAACTTTTTGTGAAGAAGATTGTCATTGTAAATTGGTAAAAGTAGGTAAAGTATAAAAAAAATAAGATATATGAAAGAAATTTGGAAAGATATAGAAGGATATGATGATTACCAGATAAGTAATTGTGGTAGATTGAAAAGTTATAAAGGTAAAACCGAAAGGATACTTAAAGAGAGTATTAGTCGTGGTTATATTATGTATTCAATTTGGAAGGACAATAAAATGAAAAATCTTAAATCACACATTTTAGTTTGGGAACATTTTGGTTCAAGTGAAAGATGTGATTTACATATAGATCATATAGATCACAATAAAACCAATAACCATATTGATAATCTACAATTACTATCACCCAGATATAATACAATTAAACATCACAATAGAAAAGGTAATTTATTGGGTTCATCATATAAAAAATCAAATAAAAAATGGCAATCACAGATTTATTCTAATGGTAAGAAAAATTATCTTGGTTTATTTGATACAGAATTAGAAGCACATAATGTATATAAAGATGCATTACAAAAAATAAATATAAAAAGATGAGTGATAGAGTTTTTTTCATTAGTGTAAATGATTTGACTGAATACACAACTATAAATTATGCGGTAGAACCAAGCCTATTAGAGAATAGTATATATGATGGACAAAAAATAGATATAGAAGCGATAGTTGGGACACGATTATATAAGAAATTGGAACAAATGATCACAGGATCAACCGTAAGTGGATACTATAAGGAACTTTTAGATGATTATATCTTTGATACACTGATAAAATCAGCAGAAAAGAGAACTTTACTATGGGTTTATAGTAAGATTAGGAACAAAGGTGTAGTAAATCAAGAGGGAGATACTGATGCAACAGTTGATATAACTATTTTGAATAAGATGAAACAGGAATTAAGTAATGATTTTGAGTATTATGCTAATAAATTAAAGTCTTATTTATGTGAAAATAAAGATAATATAGCAGAATATAAGGATTATAACCCTGATAGTAAGGACTATTATATAAAACCAGACAAAACAGATAGTTATTTTAGTGGTTTATTCTTAAATGATGTTCCAAAGAGGGATTGGAGGAACGAAGCGTGATACTAATTATTTATCTATTAGTGGTTTATGGACTAACTAACATAATAGTCAATGAAAGTATATTTGATAAATTTGTAGATAGTTTTAAGGACTTTCCATTTTTTTATCAATTACTTTCTTGCTCGACTTGTTTATCATTTCATATTGGGTGGCTTTTATATATATTAGTGTCGATAGACATTTCTGGACTTTGGTTTGTTGATTGGTTTTTAGCAGGGTTGATGAGTAGTGGATTTGTAAATATAATAGAACATATAAAAATAAAATTTGGTGAATAATGAGAATAATGGGATTGAGTTTATTACAAATAATTTTATGGGGTGGTTTTTGGTGGTTAATAGTATATTATAGTTTTTGGTGGTCATTAATAATAGTAATAGTAATACCAGCATCTATTTTAATGTATGAATTTACTTGTAAAATTGGATTAAAACAAAGAAGAAATAGAGAATTAAGGGAGTATTTTAGTGGATAAAAAAAATCAAGAATAATGACGAAACAATATAAACAAGTTTTAGATAAATTAGCAGAAATTGCTTTAAGTGGAACAAGTGAGAGCATAGTTGATTCTGTTTATGAAGTAGCGAGTGTGGCAAGATCATACCCATTAACAATAATAGATCCTCTATATAAAAATCACACATATCAAAATGGTATGCTGAACTTAAATGTAGATTTATATTTTGTAGATTTAACTTATCAGGATCGGTTAAATGAACTTGATGTGATAAGTGATATGGTGAGCACCGCAATTCCATATGTAAATTATTTAAGAGATCAAGAGGATACACTTGGTTTTTATTTTAGAAAAGATACAGGATCAGTAATCAACTTTGAAACATTTCATATGAAATGGGTAGATTTTGTAGCAGGTGTAAAACTGACATTAAATATATCTATACCTGATAATGGTGATCTTTGTAAAAATATATTTAATAAATAATGGTTGGAACTAATTGGGTTAGACTTAAAAAGATAATAATGGAATATGGTAAATCTGTATCAGGCGAAATGCGTGATAAATTAATGGATCAAGGACATATTGATACTGATAAATTAAGACAATCCATAAAACCATATACAGAATTTGAAGATGATAGACATTTTCTATATGTAAGTTTTGTTCATTACGGACAATATGCTGATAGATGGTTTAAGAAAGGAACAAGGATATTAGATGTTCCAACATTCGTTCAACCATGGTATGATAATGTAGATAAACTAACTGAACTAATTGAGGAGAGCGCCCGTGATGATATAGCAGATAATATAAGTAGATTTGTTGATGAATATAATAACAGATAAAAAATAAAAATAAGAAATGAGTTTAGGATTGATACAAGAACCAGTAATTTTATCACCAGTGAATAACCCATTACCAATTGTTTTTAGTAGTGGCGATAGTGGAGAAGATGGTTTTAGATATAAAGTGGTTTTACAAAATAATAAAGGAGATGACACGGAGGTATGGATATACCCAGATACAGATTATAGTAATTATTGTATCTTTGATTTTAGTATGTTAATGAGTGATGTAATTACCGACGATAAAGATAATTGGAATACAAGTGGATATACAGAAAGTTATAATAGTTGGGCATCTTACAATTATGATATAACAGAATATATTGGAACCACCAGTGGAGATACTTATTCATCAGGCACCTTTTATGTGTTTAGAGGGGTCAAGCAATATGGGAAGAATTGGACTTCAAGTGATTATATACCTCGTGTAGGGGTCACCGCAGAATTTTTATCAAATAAAATATACTATAAATATAAAACAGATGAGTATGCTACAATAAATACTTTTTACGGAGCATATGATGTATCATCAGCATTTAATAAAGTAATTATAGATTTAACTGATGGTGATATATTTAAGAGATACTATTATGAAAACCAATTAACAGGGGGACATATAAGATCAATTTATACATTACCAATAGGACCAGCAAATTTGAACCTTATGAGTAATGGTGGGTTAATAATATATAGTGGGGCAACATTAACACCGGTAGTTGGAGATTTAATAGACACAACATCATCATACTATAATGTTCATCTACAATATGATAGTGATATAGTAAGTGAAACAATAAAAGTAAATGTAGATCAGAATTGTTACAAACACGATGGAATCCAATTTTTATATCTTGGAGAACTATCTACTTATGAAACTTTTTCAGCAAGGATGGCTGATATAAAAGGTTTTTCAACTAAAAGATCAGAGGTCAAGAAAAACTATAATAATTACAATGGAACTAATTATGGATACTATCTTGGTGATAGAGGTAGAGATGTAGTTAATTTAACGACACAAGAGGAACACGAAGCATATACAGACTGGATTAAAGATGACGAATCAACTGATTTAATGGAACTTTTTAATAGTCCAGATGTTTATATCATTAAAGATGATGGAATATACCCGATCATAATAACTACAAAATCATACGAACAAAAGACAATTAGAAATAATAGATTATTTAATTATAAAATAGGTTTTGAAATGGCCTATGAAAAATTAAGTAATATATAAATGTATTGGTGTGTTTGAAGATGAATATGAAGCACATTTAGCATACGAAAAACAATTAGATAAATATGGATTACTCAATTGAGATTTTGGTTAAAGGAGTTGGTAAATTAGATATACAAACAAAAGATAGTGATGACTTTGGTATTCCTTTAACTTTTAATATAAGTGATATAAAAGATTTTGCTTCAAGAAAAGCCAGTTTTAGTAAAACCATAAAAATACTTGGAACTAAAAATAACAATATAATTTTTGATCAGTTATACGAAATCAAGGGACAGAATTTTGCCTTTGATATGACAGCTAAACACGACTGCGTTTTAATAGTGAATAAAAACCCGGTGATGAATGGATTTTTAGTTCTTAAAAAAATAGAAAAACTTTTAATAGGAAATAAATATCAAGTGGTTTATAATATAGTAATGTTTGATGAAACTAAAAACTTCTTTGAGGAAATTAAAGGTAAAGAATTACAAGATTTAGATTTTAGTAGTGGTTGGACTTATGGTGATATAACTTATGGTGTTGGGGATCACGTATATAATGAAACGACAATAAAGGAAACAGCAGAAAATACTTTTTTAGATGTTTATTGTTATTCTATGGTTGATTATGGATATTATGATGATGAAAAAGTTTTTCCATATAACGATACAATTACAACCAATCTATTATACCCATCAACATACTTAAAACCAGTAGTTGATAAGATTTTTAATGATGCTGGATATTCTTATGAAAGTGATTTTTTAGATGGTAGTTCTCATGGAGGTATATTTAAGCAAATGGTTATGCTTCATAACAATTCAAATGAATATGTTAATTTAAGAATATGTGAATATGTAACTGGTAGTTTTGTTTTTCCATCATCAAATAATAATGGGTTTATACCATTTGGTAGGTTTTATAACCAATTGATAGGTGGTATATCTACAAGTTATTATGAGGTTGGTGATTTTTATGGTGTGAGTGGATCAAGTGTTGGTATAGAAATACCTTTTGATGGTGATTATGAAATATCTTTAAGATTAGATGTGGGTGATGATGAAGGTGGATTATATGAGTGGCCTTATGGTTTAACTTGTGCTATTGATACTACTTATCATCTTGGAGTAAAATATAGTGATGGAGGCGGTGATACACTACAAACTTGGGACAGCACTTTTTTCAGGGATTATGTAGGTGATGACGAAGCAGTTGGTTGGTTTTGGGAAGGTATTGCTGATACTGGAAATACAGCAGATCTTAAACAAGGTGATATATTATATATGTTTGTTAATGGTGGAACTTATGGTATGGAATATGAACCACCAGCGGATCCTTGTATATCACAACAGGTTTCTGTAACTTTTGATGGTGCTTCAATTGAAGGTGTGTTAGTAAGAGAATTAGATGAAACTTTAAGTGGAACAACAGACGGACCTTTAATTACAATAGACCATATATTACCGAATATGAACCAAGATGATCTTTTAAGAAATTTAATTAAAATGTTTAATCTTTATATTTACACCGAAGATGATCCAAAAAAACTTTATATTGAACCCCGTGATGATTTTTACAAAAAAGGAACATTAGTTAATTGGGATAGAAAAGTAGATTACAATAAAAACATAATAATAAAAACACTTAATAATGATATAGCAAATGAAATTAGATTTGAATATAGTTTAGGTGAAGATTTTTATTCACAAAAATACTTTAATGAGTGGTATGAAACATATGGAACAAAAGTTTTAGAACAAAATAATCCATACTTAAAAGAAAATAAAAGTATTAAATTAGATATACAAAGTTATACTATGTTTAATGAAGATGATGATGAAATAATGCCAAGATTATATGAAAAGGATAATAGCCAACATACTATCTTTGATGATAGAATAGAATTTGAACCGATGATTGCTTTTGAAACAATTGTAGAAAAATCTGGATTGGGATTTAGGGTTGGTAATTTAGAATATGATGCTTATGGAACAACATATAGAAATGCAGGTATAAATAAATTGAAATTTGCTTCACATGCTGGTTTATTTGGTGGTTGGAGTTTTGATTTAAATTATGAAACAACTGGTGAAACTTTTTCTTTTACTGGTTATGATAATACAAGAGGTTTATATAAAATATTCTGGGAAAATTATATGAACGATTTGATTGATGATGATGCCAGAATAGTAGAGTTATATTGTAATTTTGATTTAGCAGATATATTGAAACTTAATTTTAAGAATATAATTTTTATAGATGGTCAAAATTATTATCTACAAAAACTTGAATATGACCCAAGTAAGAAATCTTCAAGTAAAGTAACCCTTCTTAAAGTGATGGATCCAATTGGAGAAGGATCATTTGATAGTTGTTTTTTACTTAAAAATGATAGTGGTGATTATATTTTAACAGATGATACAGATAGTAAGATAATAATTTGTTAATTTTTATATATATAAGAGAAAGAAAAAAGAAATGATATAAACAATGGATAGTAGGATACGAAATTTGAATTATGAAGGAGCACCAACAGGGACAACTTTATTTATAGTTGATGACGCGAGTTATACCAATGCTGAATATACAACTTTAACAGATGTAAAGGATTATATATTAGATGGATATAGTAGTGATAATACTTTTACAACAGGACAAACATTTGATACAAATACAGGTATATTAAATAATTATAGAAATGATGGAGGAATATACTTTGTAGATTTAGATGGTAGATATGCTTTAAGTGGATCAACAGGAACTAGTGGAACATCTGGAGTAGATGGAGCATCTGGTTCAACAGGAGCATCAGGCACAGACGGCACAAGTGGAACATCAGGAACAGACGGAGTAGCAGGAACAAGTGGGACAGATGGACAAGATGGTTCAGTAGGAAATACAGGAACATCAGGAACATCAGGAACAGACGGAGTATCAGGAACTTCGGGAGTAAATGGAACAGACGGCACAAGTGGAACATCAGGAACAAGTGGAACATCAGGAACAGACGGAGTATCAGGAACAAGTGGAACATCAGGAACAGACGGAGTATCAGGAACATCAGGAACAGATGGACCACAAGGACCAGCAGGTGGAACATCAGGAACTAGTGGTGTATCAGGAACATCAGGAACTAGTGGTGATGATGGAGGACAGGGTCCAGCAGGTAATGATGGAACAAGTGGAACAGATGGAACATCAGGTAGTTCAGGCACAAATGGAACAAGTGGAACATCAGGCACAGACGGAACAAGTGGAACATCAGGAACAGACGGAGGATCAGGTAGTTCAGGAACAGACGGAACAGATGGTGCTTTAACTGGAATTACTACTGATAGTAATTTTTATTACTTAAATGATGTTTTATACACACCTGAAATTAATTTAACAGGAACGACTGAATTTACATCTCACCCATCAAATTATTATGGATTGTTTATAGATCAAGAAAATGGTGATGTTTATGCCAATAGTGGAGGAACAGGTGAAACAGGCACATCAGGAACTTCAGGAACAGATGGCACATCAGGAACAGATGGGTTAGATGGAAATGGAACTGCTGGCACAAGTGGAACAGATGGGCAAGATGGAACATCAGGCACTTCAGGAGTAAATGGCGGAACAGGAACATCAGGCACAGACGGATTAACCGGTTCTACTTTTGATGTAGATTTATATTTTACAAATGATATACTTTATAGTCCTTTCTTAACTTTAACAGGAACCACAGGAGCAACGGATCACACTAACTTCAATAACTTATATATCGATACAGATAGTGGAGTTGTTTTTAGTAATACAGGATCAACTGACGGAACATCAGGAACAGACGGAGTAGCAGGAACAAGTGGAGTAGCAGGAACATCAGGAACAAGTGGTGATGATGGTTTATCAGGAACAAGTGGGACAGATGGACAAGATGGTTCAGTAGGAAATACAGGAACTTCAGGGACAGACGGAGTAGCAGGAACATCAGGAACAGACGGAGTAGCAGGAACAAGTGGAGTAGCAGGAACATCAGGAACAAGTGGTGATGATGGTTTATCAGGAACAAGTGGGACAGATGGACAAGATGGTTCAGTAGGAAATACAGGAACTTCAGGGACAGACGGAGTAGCAGGAACAAGTGGGACAGATGGACAAGATGGTTCAGTAGGAAATACAGGAACAAGTGGAACATCAGGAACAGACGGAGTATCAGGAACAAGTGGAACAGATGGACAAGATGGTTCAGTAGGAAATACAGGAACAAGTGGAACATCAGGGACAGACGGTCAAGATGGTAGTGTAGGTGCTTCTGGAACTTCAGGAACTAGTGGTGATGATGGCACATCAGGAACAGACGGCCAAGATGGTTCAATAGGAGTAACAGGAACTAGTGGCACAAGTGGAACAGATGGACAAGACGCATCAGGAACATCAGGAACCAGTGGTAATGATTATGATAGTTGGACTTACAGGGCAATAAATAGTGGTGGGTTTGAAATAAATTCAAGCACCATAACAGCAGGTGATACAGCCAGTATTAAAGAAGGTGATAATATAACTTTAACTTGGTTAGATGATATGATAATTGTTAGTGCCGATAGTGGAGCAACAGGCACATCAGGCACAGATGGAACTTCTGGTGATGATGGAACTTCAGGAACAGATGGAGTAGATGGTAGTGTAGGTGCTTCTGGAACTTCAGGAACTAGTGGTGATGATGGCACATCAGGGACAGACGGTCAAGATGGTAGTGTAGGTGCTTCTGGAACTTCAGGAACATCAGGAACAGACGGTCAAGATGGTAGTGTAGGTGCAACAGGAACATCAGGAACATCAGGAGATGATGGAACATCAGGAACAGATGGAGTAGATGCTTCAGGAACATCAGGAACTAGTGGTGATGACGGAACATCAGGAACAGATGGAGTAGATGCTTCAGGAACATCAGGAACCAGTGGTGAAGATTATGATGGGTGGAATTATAGAGCAGTAAATAGTTCAGGATTAGAAATAGGACATAGTATAATTACTTCAAATGATTATGCCAGTATCAAAGAGGGGACAAATGTTACTTTAACTTGGTTGGATGATTTAATAACTATTAATGCTGGTGCCGGAACATCAGGGACTAGTGGTGTAAATGGATCAACAGGATCAATAGGCCCAACAGGTCCAACAGGTCCAACAGGTCCAACAGGACCAAGTGGAACATCAGGAACAAGTGGTGATGACGGCACATCAGGAACTAGTGGTGATGATGGAACATCAGGCACAGATGGAGATGATTATAGTAGTTGGACTTATAGAGCATTAAATAGTTCAGGGATTGAAATAGGATCAAGTGATATAACAGCAGGAGACACAGCCAGTATCAAGGAGGGCGATAATATAACTTTAACTTGGTTGGATGATTTAATAACTATTAGTGCAGCAGATGGTGCGACTGGAACTTCAGGAACAAGTGGTGATGATGGCACATCAGGAACAGATGGAACATCAGGGACAGATGGCACATCAGGAACTAGTGGTGATGACGGATCAAGTGGAACATCAGGATCAGATGGAGATGGTGTAGTTGAATATATTGGAGTAGGTAGTTATACTTTATCACAATCTTTCGATATAACAGCTGGAACTAAACAAAAAGTTACTATGTTGAGTTCATCAAATAACCATATTGATTATGGTGATTTAGCATATAACAATACTAATGATGGAATCTATGTAGCGAACTCTGGTAATTACAAAGTTCAAGTTAATTTTGATGCCAGGTTTTTAGATCAAAACCCGATGCCAGTTTGGTATTTTAGTATATATGGTGGAACCACTAGTGTTGGAACAAGTTTATATCAAAGAAAATATCTTGATAGTGGATCAATTTCAGCGTCAGGAACATATAATATAATGATAATTAATAGTAGATGGATTACGAGTGGAAATTATATCTATCTTTATGTAGATGGCGGACTATCAGGGACAATTAATATAGAAAAAGTAGAATGGTGGGTTGAAAGAGTGTATATTTAAAAACTAATCATTTTATATATATAAGTAAGTTCGCAATCTTTTGGATTGTGTTTAACTAAAAAACAAAAGGAACAAATGGGAAATTTTTATTCAACAACAAAGATATTAAATAATGTATATTCAGGTGAAACTCTTAATGTATATGATTATGGATCAACAGCAGAAGTGCTGAATATGGTTTATGATCCAACAGCAAACGCACTTAAAGTAAATCTATCAGGTTATACTAGTGGTGTAGGAACATCAGGCACATCAGGAGTAGATGGGACAAGTGGAACAGATGGAACAACAGGAGCAGCAGGAGCAGCAGGGACAAGTGGAACAGATGGAACAACAGGAGCAGCAGGAGCAGCAGGGACAAGTGGAACAGATGGAACAACAGGAGCAGCAGGAGCAGCAGGGACAAGTGGAACAGATGGAGCAGCAGGGACAAGTGGAACAGATGGAGTAGATGGAACTTTAAGTGGTATAACAAGTGATACTGGATTTACTTATACAACCCCAGTTTTATCTATACCTAAATTAAAATTAACAACAGATCCAGGAGAAACAACGGGATTACAAGTATATAATACAGATGGAGTTTTATATAATGTTTATATCAGTGGTTCAACTTGGACTTTGGTAACAACATAAAAAATAAAGATATAAAAATGATTAACATATATTTTAATAATATAACAAATGAGGTTCTGTTAAGTTCTGTTAGTGGAAATACCGTTGTGTTGAAAGAGGAAGAAGATGTTTTAACACCAGTTCTTAAATGGAAATTAGATAGTGATTCTTGGTCAACACCTAATTTTATTGATGAAATAACAGGAGCGACTATGACAGTAGTTGGAACTACCCCCACATTCGACACAGACCATAATGGAACGGCAAACGGAGCAACAGATTTTACTTATGATAAATACTTAACATCTACCTTCGCAAACCTACCAAATATGCCTACCAATAGTGAGGCTAAAACAATTTGTATGTGGTTCCAGGGTGATAGTAATTTATATACCAGTTATAACGCACCATCTTTATGGATAAGTGGTGCTGATGGGGACGATAGCCCAATAAGTAAGCAAGTTTTAATCTATTCAAATACAAATGGAGAATTTACCGTAAGTAATAGAGGACCTGGTTATGATATGATCATTGATCCTTTCAAACCAACAGGGAATACTACCTTTTATCATATAGCATATACTTATGATGGTATAGATGATAATAACATTTATTTAGATGGTGCGTTGGTAGGAACATCTGGATATACTTGTAATGATCCTGATAGTGGTGAAGCACCAATAAATATTGGTAGATTAGAAGACTTCGGCAATTCAAGTAGATGGAGAGGTAGAATAGAAGATGTTAGAGTATATGATGTTGAACTAACACCAACACAAGTTTTAGCAGTATATAATGAATAAAAACTAATAAAAAACTTTAATATATAAATAAAAAAAACAATCTATACAACAATTATTAGATGGATGGATATAAAAAATAAAATCAATTATGGAAATAGCATTATGTTTATCTGGACAACCCAGATTTTACAAAGAAGGATTTAGTTATATTAAAGATTATATTAAAAAATATGATATGGATGTTTTTTTTCATACTTGGTGGAGTAAAGAAAATATAGGCAATCAATATGAAAAGGCACCTTGGCGACCACCATCGGTAAATGAATTACTAATTAAAGATAATGTGTTAGATAATTTGGTTGATATGTATAAACCTAAAAATTATATTTGTGATAGTGTTAAAAAATTTTCAACGGATAGAATTTTTGAAACTGGATATGATAATAAATTAGCATATAGTAATATAAAATCAACATTTTATTCTATGAAGCAAGTTGTTTCATTAAAAATGAAATATGAATATGATAATAACATAAAATATGATTTTGTTATTCATACTCGTTTTGATAATCATATTCAAAATATACCAGATATAACTAAATTAGATAAAAATTTCATATATTTTCAAGTAGCACCATATAAAATAGATGTGAAAACAAGACCCAAGATTTATGATGATATTATTACTATATGTGGTGGAGAATTATATGATATAAGATATGATATATTTGATAATATAGATAATTATTATGATAAAATGATTTATATGAGAGATAATAATATAGATAATGATTATCTAAAACAAATGGGTAAATTTATGAATAACGAAGAATTATTATCTTTTAATATGTATGATAATAATGTTAAAAACATAGAAAAATTACCTGATTTAAGAAGTGTAGTAATATAAAAAATAAAATCAATTATGGGAATAGCAGAAATAATTACAATTGTATCAATAGTCCTTTTTTATAGTGGCCTTTTAATTGGTTTGTGGGTTAAGATAAAAAACTATGGGGTATATAAATATAATTATTGACAGACCTAAAAAATAAGATTTTGATTAATGGGTAATATATATAGCGGAGGCAACGGAACCTTCGCTTAAATATAAAAATAATATGATATATGGCACAAATATATTTAGATGATGAAAAACTAAGAGCCAGCAGTAGTTAGTCCATCGTGGCCAGTATAAAAAAAAAATAAAGAAATGGGTAATATATTCTTAAACAATAATAGAGAATTGATTTATCGTGGTAATTATGGTAATGAAATTTTGTTGTTTGAAACACAGGTTATTAATTGGAAACAAAGTTCTATACTTTTTAATCGAACATATTCAAGAAAGGCAACTCTATCGTTAGATGGTAAGTATATGGCTACAACATATTCAAGTAATATATACCAGTCAGATGATTATGGAAACCCAACTGGTTCAACGATAGGACCAACTGGTAGTATATGGGATAGTGTAGGTTTTTCGGGTGTTGATTCAATTGATATATCATCATCAGGACAATATAGATTAACGTGTAATTTTGGTGATCCAAGTGCATCACAAGTATCAAATGATTATGGTGTAAATTATTCGGATGTAACAGAAAGAATTGTTTTCGCCCGATCAACATCTGTAAGTGATACAGGACAATATATGCTGACTACTGGACTAATAACAACAGCACAATCATATTTAGTATCAAACGATTATGGTGTAAGTTTTACTAAATCAGCAGGTAGTATAAATTATCGGTTTCTTAATAGTGATATAAGTGGTGATGGTAAATATATGGTTGGATTAAATTGGCAAACTACAAACGTTAGTATATCAGATGATTATGGAGTAAGTTTTAATACACCTGTTGATTGTGGGACTGATGGTCGAGGTATTAGTTTAAGTCAAGATGGAAAATATATATTAGTGAGTGGCACTAATGATTGTAGATTATCAACTGATTATGGAGTAACTTGGAACACAACTTTTAGTGGGATAAATGGACCTTATTATGCGTGTGATATGAGTGATAGTGGTGAGATTATGATACTTGGTGGAACAATAGAGGTTTTTATATCATTCAATTATGGTCAAGATTGGCACCTACAAACTGATGATTTTATTATAGGTGCTGAGGTGGCTGGTGTAAGTGGAGATGGTAAGTATTTTTTAATTGCAACTGATGAAGGTAGTGGAGATGATGAAAGATTTAAAGTAGGACAAAGATAAAAAATAAAATCAATTATGGAAATAGCAGAGATAATAGCAATTGTATCAATAGTCCTTTTTTATAGTGGCCTTTTAATTGGTTTGTGGGTTAAGATAAATGTGAAACTAAAAGAATTAGAAATTATGATACATAATAATAAACAAACTTTTAATGATCATGTTAGTTGGGGTGAAAATGAAAATGATAAGAATAGAGAAAAAATTACCAATTTATCAAATGATAATAAAGGGGAACATAAAGAAATGATTAAAACTATGAATTTGATATTATCAAAACTAACCGACTTTCAAATTGATATGGTTGGTAAGTGTGCTTACTATCATGAAAAAGATAAATAAACATTTTAACAATTTCTTTATATAAGTAAAACCTCTATGAGGTTCGTGTATATTTTTTTTTAGAACCCTGGATTTTTGATTTGGTCCAGGGTTTTTTATATATAAA